CCACTGGATACCGTGGCCCCGTGTTGCTCTTTCCCCACGAGTTGAAACACAGCAAGCCCGGCCTATCAAACCGCACGCCGCAGAAAAGCATACAGTGCGACCACGAGCCGCTTGCTCTGCAAAACCCGTCGCTGTCACGCTGTTTGGTGAACCCCTGGCCGCTGCACACAGGCACGGGATAACCGTTCTGAATCGCCGTGGCCGCAGCTTCAAACGAATCAACCAGAGTCACTTCGGCTACTCGGTGCTGCTTGGCAAACGGCTCAAGGTTGTCAGGCACGCCTGTATTTCCCCAAGCCTTTTCACGCTTTGCCGAGTAGGTATCAAACCGCTCACCGTTGTAGTCGATTCCGTAGTGCAGCGTCCCCCAATCTCGCACGGCTTTGGCTGCTGCGCCGCCGTAGCTGCCATCGGATGTTCCCGCACGAGTCTTGCCGCGTGCTTCAACCCGGCTGAATGCGTAGACACTCGCTTCCAGCGTCCTGCCGCCGAATGACTCTGGCTCCCGCTTCAGCACTACTTCGACTGCCGCCAGCATATCGACGCCAAGCGACCATCCCCAGCCAACGCATGAACCGATACCCTGCGCGCCACGTTTCCAGTCACGCATGCACTTTAGAAGTGCCGGATAGAGAACGGTTTCCCGTTTGTCATCAAGTGCCAGTTCCGGCCCAGCGGTCGCCAGCGTTGGGTGCGGCAGCGAGCCGATGAAGTTCTCGTTCTCTTCTTCGTTTGGCTGGTAGCCGAAAAGCTCTTCCATCGCTATTCGCTCCTGGCACCGGCCCAAGCCAGAGCGTGGTAGAGTTCCGCAACATCGTTCAGAAGCTCTTCGTCAACTGGCTTGATTTCCAAGCCAATCGTGTCGGCAAATGCCTGCTCGACTGCTTCGGAAAGTCCTTTGTATTTGCCTGACGCCTTCGCCAATCGTCGCCATGCAATGTTGAAAATAGACTGCTGCCAGACTTGCAGGCCCAGCGTGCTGGTGAATTCGACTTCCATCACATCGCTTTCGCCGTCAATCACTTCAGCAGCTTCTTTCCAAGTTGCCATCCAGACGAGCCTATCGAATGCGTCCATTTCTTCGCAGATATCAGCGACGGCAGAAACGGCTTTTTGCATCGACACGCTTGGCTCCTTGATTGCTGGTGCTGATGGCTGCGGCAATGTCGGCAAGTCGATTTCCGGCAAGCCAAAGAAAGCGACGTACAGCAAGCCGAGTGAAGCAATCGTTCGCATACTCATGCGTTCACCTCAAGCAGTGCATCGAGCAACTGCCTAGCCACGGCAGACGCTTTTTCGTTGCCATCCTTCCGCAGCCGGTTCGCTAAGTCCAGCACCATAGTCAGGTCATCAGTGCCGATTAAATCCTTGTCAGTCGGCACGGTTGGCAGCGATGCCAGAGCGGCTCGCATGCGCTTTGCGAGTGCTGGAAGGTACGGCACGGCCAACAATGCAACGGCGGCGACAACCGCAAGGATTCTCAGCGGGTCATTCAGCATCGGGGTTCACCTCTAACCGGCTTAGAATCCATCTCACAAACGCTTCGCCTTCGTCGCTGCGAAGAATGTCCGCGATGTGATCGACTAGCTCGTCATCCCATTCCAGTTCCGTTTTGCTTGCCACCCATTCGGCAACGTCCGCGACAATCAACGCTTTCGCGTGAATGTCTGACTCTTCGGCAAACTTTTGCAGGAACGCAATCACCGGCGACCATTCGGCCAGAAGCCGGATTTTCTCGAAGATGTTCATCGTGTTTCTCCTTTCCAGAATCTTGGCAGATTAGCCGCCAGCCCTTGCAGAGTCGTCGTCTGGCTCGTCTGGCACATCGAACGGCAATTCGACGTTTTTGAGCGTGAAAATGCTTGGCCGCTGCCAGTACCGCGAATGCCGCTGCGCATCAGTCCAAGTATCCCGCACCTTTGACGCTCGCAACTCAATGGCTGGTGCCAGGTTCAGCGAACCCTGGCTGGCGGCTTCTTCGGCTGGTGGTGGCTCGCCGTCGTCTCGCTCTGGCTTGAACCGCTTGGCTCTGGAATGCCGCTTCGGCAGCTCGTAGATATCACGCAGCCGGATTAGCTGGTCTTTTGAGATTGACCAGAATTGACATATCGACGCCATTGATGAATGGTTGACCCATTGCATCCGCAAGACTGCAACGTCAATCGTTGTCGTGTCGCCCCGCATCTGACTCCTCCGTGAGCCAAAGCATCAAACTGCGTTGGGAAGGATTTAGGAATATATCCCACCCGTCTGCAATCATTGAGCGGTGCAAGCCAGCGTGTTCGATATCGCCGTCAATGCTTTCATAGGCGTGCTGCCAGAATGGTTCGGGACGGTAGAACGCAGCCGCACCAAACGCGCTATAGACAGGCACAGGTGGCGAGCCTGCTGGAGGTAGCCAAAGCGTCTTCCACGGGTGCAGCTCGTGCTTCCAGCCATGCACCCGCAGAGCCCAAGTATCATAATGGCCCCACGCTGGCCCGCTGGTGAAAAACTGGTGCTGAAACAGCGAGACGCTTGCCATGCAGGCAGCGGTTTTCTTTCGCTGCATCCAGCCAACGCCGTTGAGCAAGCCATCCACGGACCACCCGCCCCAGCAGTCGAGATCGACGCACAGAATCAGGTTGGTGTGCGGCCAGTGGTCTTGCGAAAGTTCCCTGTAGATATTCCGCAACATGGCATACCGCTGCACCCGCTCAGGCTCCCAGCCGTGCAAGTGCGGCCAGTTGTAATCCTGCATGTGAGCCACAACCGAGCCGGGATTCTGCCGCTCAAAGTCTGCCAGGATTTCCTTGGTGTTGTCGGTGCTGTCATTCTCGACAACGCAGACGGCACAACCGGCGAAGTGTTTGGTGAGTTGACGCAGCCGGTGAATCGTCACCGGCAGAATGCCGCCGATGTTGCGAGCCATCCCGCATATCGTCAGGTGCGACCTGCTGGCAAAGTCACGGCCTTCCTTCGTCACTTCGTCAAACAGGCTTTGCCATTCGTCGTCAATCGGATGCACGGCGTCAGGCAGGAACCTGTCGGCACGCTCGGTGCGTTGTGACTCATACCTGGCAAGCTCTTCGGCCATCGACTTCGTTGGCTCGTCAATGTTCTGCCGTGCGGCCAGGTCGCTCAACTCGCGTGCGATGTCGATATTCATGGCATCTGCCAAAGGAATTGATAGTGTCGCATCAACGGCGTTGCACCGATGCGGTGCAGCCAGTTGGCAACGTAAAGACCCTTACCACCGTCAGGCCCACAGTCGTCAATCAGCACCAGCGAGCCAGGCCGAAGCAGGCGTGATGCCGAAGCAAGCTCCTGCATGTGATGCAGTGCAGATGGGTGCGGGTTCAGCCAAGACAAGTCGAACGAATCAAGGTAGAGCAAATCAACTGGCTCCGGCACATCCAGCAATCTGCGAACCGCATCGCCCACAAGAAACGTGCAAGCGTGGGAAACGTGAGCCGCCGCCATCTCGCAGGCTTCTTTGTCTAGCTCGCAGACAAACACCTTGCCGCCGTGGTGCCGTACAAACGCATCCCAAAGCATCGTGCTGCTGCCGTCATTGCGTGCCGCCTCTTCTGTCGGCTCAACACGCATACAGCCAGTCTCGCAGATGGTAAGCGGCTTTGGCGTTTGCTCCAGCATCTCTAATGCCTTGCGGAACGTAGCCGCACGGTGCTTGAGCTTGTCGCTCCACTCAGCGTCAAACGTGTCAAGAAACGTACTCAATAGCCACCTCTGTAGTTGCTCGTTCGCCGTAGCATTTCACTAGGCAGAGCGAAGTCACTTGCGAATCGTCCACCCACGCAATGCTTGTCAGTGCATCCAGCACCGCTTTGCCAATGTTGTCGCAGTCCGGCTTGGGAAACTTTGGCGCGTCCTTCTTCAACCCGCTCTTGTTCCAATGGCTCGGTGGCCGCTCAAACGTAAAGCGGCAGAAGACATGCACTTCCTCTTCCCGGTTCGTCAATCCTTTTGCCATAGCAGCAACCGCAATGGCATTGCGGTAGTCATGCACAGGGTGCTTCGCTGGCACATATGCGCGAGCGAACCCGCCGCGAGTTGAAACTCTCGCGCGTGGCTGCGGAACAGGTTGGCCGGGAACGTCAAACGTCACCACATTCGCTTGCATCTTCGGATTCAATACGCCGTTTTTCAAGGTGTTCCGCAAATACCTTCCTGGCTCGCTTTGCAACCATCGGGGCCAGCGCAAGAGAACTCATACTCGCCAAGTCTTCTTCCGGCGTTGGTGCGTAGTCTTTCTCTGTAAGCCTTCCAACCTTTTTCTTGATACCGCTGAAGTGCAGCATTTCGTAAAGCGTGGCCGTCGAGACTCGCAATTCCCTTGCCAGCGTCTTGACGTGCATTCTTGCTGCTTTTTCTTTGAACTCTTCGCTGTTGGCAATGTGTCTGTGGTGATTGTTCATTGCTGATACTTTCCTCTACCTGTCAACCCGGCTTCCTAGAATACGGCGAACGCTCGCCGCGAATGTAGGCGGCAATGGCGTTGCGTTTTACTTCGGCGGCCAGCACGGCCACGCTGGGAGCCAGGGCAAGCGTGCCTTGGCTCAGGTACTCTTCCTCCACGCTTGGCGCGTCAATCAGCGGCCCAACTTCATTCGGTGCTTTCGGCGTGTAGACTCTCATCGCTCGAAAAGCCGAGCGAACTGAACCCGAAGAGCATCCCAAGCGTCGAGCAACTTCGTTGATACTGCACCCGGCACGGTACAACTCGACGAATCCTGGCTCGACAAGCAGCCTTTGTGCAATGGTTTGTTTTGGCAATGCCCCTCCTTGATTGCTTCGGCAACCTCCAGCCGATGCGACAACCGCAGGCATCGACGCCCTAGCCTGTCGATTCGCTTTGCTGCCACCTCCAAAAGCCACCGCGTCCTGTCGTCAATCGCGTCATTCCATGCGCGTTCCATCAGCAGCTCTATCACTTCGTCATTGCTGCGGCGTGCCATCGGTTCACCTGACTGGCCGAAGTGTTCTGGACTGACCATGTTCCCAAGTCACAAACCCCTTGCGCTTGAGTGCGTCAATGTGGCATGAGACGCCATTGAGCGACCAACCAAACCGTTCCCCTATCTCGCGGAACGAGACGCAGAAACCACGCTCGTCTCGGAAATCGCGTATGTAATCAAAAACCCGCTGCTGCGTTTTCGTCAAGGCTACTTTGTCCGTGCTGGTTTTCGGCATTGTCATTTGCTCCCCTCCGCAAGCCTGCGCCTGGTGGCCTCAAACCTGTCAGCGTCAGCACCGCTGAACGCTTTCAACGGCGCACGCTCTGGCTGGCCGCCAGGCACCCGCGAGACTCGCGGCTTCCGGTATGACTCGCCGTCTAGAATCTTTCGCCAGATTCTCAGGAAGTGGACGACGCCAACCGGCTCTTCAAAGTACCGGCACTCCGAAAGCATCCCAGCGGCTCGCTCCAACTCGGCCAATTGGAAGGCATCGTCTGCAAGCTCCACCCAGCCCTCTGGTGGCCGCATTTGCGTTTGGGGGTTAGGGACAGCCGCTCGCTTGCCAGCGGCCTTCCAGGGGCCTCCTAGGAACTCCTGCCACGCATTTATGGCCCAGCCTGCCTGTCGTGATTTTCCTTCAAGAATCCGCAGGTCTTCGTCGCCGTCGTCGGCTCCCTTGGTAGTTGCGCCGTTTGACGACGGCGACAACGTAATTTCTTTTCTTCTCTCTTCTCTTCTCTTCTCTTCTAGTCCATCCGTAGTCTGGTTTTTGTCCGGAAGTTGTCCGGATTGTGTCCGGAGTTTGTCCGCTTTGCGTCCGTCAGCCTTCCGTCGCTTGTCCTTTAGCCGCTCTTTTGCAGCCTGCGAAAAGCGTTCTTCCCAACCGGAAATCCTCACCTTGCCGTCGTCTGAAAACGTCAACCAGCCTGCCTTCTCGACGGCCAGCCAGAATGCCGCATCTCCACCAGCGACTAGAGCCAGAACGTCTGGCGTGCCGTTGATGACGCCATCGACGGCGTTGAGTTGAACCCACCCCCAAAAGATGGTGAGCCTGCCGACAACCACATCCGGCGGCTGGCCTGTCGCGGCCATAATCATCAAAGCTTCTGGCTTTGATGGCAGGCAGCAATCCACGGAAATCCACTCACCGGCCATCTATCACCTCCAGTTCCTCAAGTGGCAGCAACGCTCCCTGCGGCACAAAATACGCAGGCGGCCTGCCGCCGTAATCTGCGAGCCATTCATCACGCTTGCCGTCCCTGCCAAGAATCCAGCCGCGCACGCAGAAGCCGGGAGCCTGGCCTGTCACCAGCACCCAGCGTGCGGCTTCGTCGTCGTGCGGCCTAATCACCAGAGCAGCATCGTCCTTGCGTGCCGTCCGCACTTGAATGCCGGGCAAGTCGTCGCCGCTGAAGTTGTTGACATGGCACCCCCAGTAGACGCCCAAGGCTTTCGCTACGGCAGCTTCGCCGCAGGCACCCTCAATGTGCGTATCCCAGCCAATGCCGGTCATGCCTGCGATGTGCTTTCGGCCAGCCTTGAGCGATGCAACCTGACGCATCACGCCAACAAGACTGGCGGCCATCATTTCGTGAACCGTGAGCGTCACATCCATTCGCTGCCCCTTTGTATTGGCCGCGTATCGTGCGGCATCCGGTCGCATCACCGCCGAAAGTGTAAAGCGGCTGCGACTGCCAGAGATACTCGCCTCACCTGGCTTGGCGACTCATGCGGTCGAATGATGCAACCGCTGTCGGCCAGAGCTGGCCGCTCGATGTTTCCGTGCCTGCCAGGCCTTTCCGTGCCGGACCGCGCCTAGCCTGGCCCGGCCTAGCCCAGCCCAGCCTGCCGTGCCGCACCTAACCGTGCCTTGCCGCGCCACGCCATGCCGAGCACTGCCACTCCTGCCGTGCCTTACCAACGCGGGCGCAGCCTAACCACTCCCAGCCTTACCATGCCTGCCGTGCCATGCCGGGCCATGCCGGGCCATGCCTCACCCCGCCGTGCCTTGCCCGGCCGCGCCAATCCTGCCATGCCTTGCCACGCCGCACCATGCCGCGCCCAGCCTCACCAATCCTGCCTTGCCGCGCACCGCCCTGCCAAGGCTTGCCACGCCCTGCCCGGCCCTGCCCAGCCAATCCTGCCGAGCCGTGGCCTGCCGGGACCAGCCTAGCCACTTGCTGCTATGCAGCATCGACCTGTTCAATCGCGTCAAAAATCGGCTTGAGTTCTTTGAGTTCCTCATACCTCTTTTTCACACGCTTGAACTCGCCAATCGCTTGGCGAAACAACTCGTCCCGCAGTTGCTCATTCGTCATCACATCCACAAACGGACGATAACCACCGCCAGGCTGCTTTCTGTCTGACGAAAGCGAGACGTACATCGGCAGTGGCCTATCGTTGCCAAGATTCTTGGCCACCGTGACCACCAGACGAATCACCTTTCTGGCTTCCTCAAGCCGCCATTGCTCTGCGGCTTCGCCATCGTCCCAAGTAAATTGACGGTGCAGATGTGTTGTCGCGTCACGAGCGAACTCGACCACATCTTCTGGCCGCAGCAATCCACCGTGCAACTCCCGTATCGACTCAAGTTCTTCGGCAATCGAATCCTTTGTCGCAATCGTCATATCAACCCTCCTGTGAGCAGATTTCAAAAGTCCCCCAACCCATGCCGCACGAGTTCTTGCTGAATGGCCGTCCCTCACCGATGCCGACTTGCACTCCGGCACGCAGTACCAAGTTGGCAATGTCGGCTGGCGTGAAGATGTCAGCGTCAAAGTCAATGTTGAGCGTTGCTGTCCACCCAACGTCATACATGGCACGCACGCGGATATCAGCAACGCCAGTGGCATTCCGAACCATGTGTTCCACCTTCGTCGGCTCGCTGTCAATCTTGATGAGCGGCGTGCCTTCTGCTGCATCAAAACCATCGGCGCGAATAAAGATCGACTTCTTCGCCTTCGTCATGTGAAAACCAACGATGCTGCACGCACTCACCATTGCGTTGCGAATCGCACCAGCAGGAATCCCAAACCACCCGTTGCGGCTGCGATGCACTGCCTCAAGGAATGCAGCGTCGAAATCTTTCGCTTCACGCTTGCGGCCTTTGGTCGCAGTTGACCCAGCCGCCTGCTTCTCACGCATCGTGTTGCGTGCCTTCTCCCCAAAAGCAAGCTGCACATAGGGTGCAGTCCCCTGTATCTTGAGTTGGGTCGTGACAAAGTTGGGTGCTGTAATCGTCACGCTCTGCGATGGCGTGCCAACCGTGTCGCTGATTCTGTTCTTCGCCGTCTTTTCTTTCGCAATCATGCTTCTAATCCCTTCAGAAAACCCCTCCAAAATGCAGCGTCTCAAGCGAGACTGTCCTGCGTGTGAAAAACCCCTGGCGGAAAACAACCGGGAACCCGCCAGGGGGTGCGGCACATTGCCGCGTTAGCCATCCGATTCCGCTGGTGCGCGACGCAGGCCGCCGCCACCGTTCCGCAGGCTTGCTGCGTATTCCTCCTGTGCCTGCTGGCGTGCCTGCCAAACGTCGTCAGGTATCAGCGTTTGCAGCTCGCGGATTTCCAACTGCAAGTCATGGCATTTCTGAACCATGTGCTCTAACGCTTGAAAACGCCGCTTCACCAACTCGCCAAGGTCGCCAAGTCCACGCATGTGGAGGAAAGCGGCCAGCCTGCCGGGTTCCATGTTTGCAAAGTCGCTCACGCTGGCACCTCCTCTTCCATCATGCCAAGACGTTCATCGAGCAACTCGTACAGGTCTGCCGCCTGCACTTCGGTGTAGAAGCCATCGTCCAGACGCTGACGCACGATGGCCGCGAACTTCCGCACCTGCTCGCCGTCTTTCGCCAACTCGATTGCCGCCCTGGCCTTCGCTATCGCGGCTTCATCGGCCACAGGTGGTGACGCCTGCGGCTTGGCCTTCGGTGTCGGCTGCGCCACCGCTGGCTCAATCTCAGCGTGCGTGTAGTCTGCGGCCTCTTCGGCTGTCACCAGACCACGAAGCACATCGGCAAAGGCGTCACGCAGAGCGAACCCCCTGGCACGCATTTGCAGCATCCGCTTGGGATATTGCGTCCACGGTCCAGACTTTCCCCACAGACCAGCTTTCTTCGCGTCAGCCACAGAGAACGTCGAAACCGTCACCGATGGCGAGCCACGGCGTTTGGCCTTGCAGGTTGCCATCATGTTGTCGCCGTCGCCGTCCAGCGTCTCGCTGACGTACTCGCAGACTGGCGACGCCATCACCAACGCATTGGCCGCGTCACCGTAAATGGTCGGCCTTCCGTTGACGACGGCAATCGACTGAAGCGATTGCATAGGCGAAAGTCCTAACTCTGCACCGTGCTGGATTGCCAGCAGGCAGGCTTCGGGTTTGCCGCGAAAATCCTTCGGGGCAAAGTCGCTCTTGGCCACCAACTCGCTGAAGCGAAAAGCATCTTCAAAGGTGGCGAGTGCCAACCCACGCTGCTGGCTGACTGTCGTGCTGATTTCTGTACTCATGATTTCCCTTTCTTCAATAAGGCAACAAAGCAAGGTCATTGACCTCTACAACTTCGCTGCCGCCTCCCTCCACATGACGCCGTATGCGATAGGTATCGCGCTTGACGCCCTCAATCGCTTCCATGATGTGACCACGGCACAAGTCGCCGCCGTGCCAAAACATCACGCAATCGTCTGCCTTCCAACGGCAACGGCCATCGCGATATGTGCCGCCTGTCACGCCGTAGGTTTCAACCATTGCTGCCGCAGCAGCATTGCCTTCGCGTTCGTGTGCGTCCATTTGTCTACTCCCTTAGTCGGCCATTCCTGCGGCAACAAGCCGCAAGCAAAAGATGGCAATCTCAATCACAATCTGTAGAAGTTCTTCCGACATGGTTTGCCCTCCTTGGCTTGAGCCGCCAGCCGGATTGCTGGCGGCTTTGTTGTTGCTCAGTCAAACGAAAAGCTCAAAATCTTCCAGCGGCTATTCCAAAGGCTGTCCGCATACAGCCGAAAATCGTCCATCGTTTTGACTTTTTTGACGTTGACCAAGGTTTTGTTCAGATCAGGCTCAAAAACTTCAAAGGTGACGGTAAACATCGTTTTCCCTTTCCGGTTTGTGTCTCGCAGCTCCTTGCTGCGTCATGCCATCATTGTAACGGTATCGGCACAAGAGTCAACAGGCATCAGGAAAAAAATCCAAAAAATCCAAAAACCCCCAGAATCCCGCTAGTTTGCGGCAAATCCCTTTGCGAGTTTGCCGCCGCTTGCCGCCAGCTTTTTCACTTCAGCGGCATCGACTAAGTAAGTCCTGCCGATAAGTTGCCCAAAAACCCGGCCATCCCGTGCGAGCCTGCGGATGTAGCCCATCGTGCAGCCGTAGAGCTTGGCCGCATCCTGGCAGGTGATGAGAGTCCGCTCGCCGCTGGTAATCTTGTTCTTGCTCATGCGGCAAGGATACCGCGAGCGGCACAGAAGTCAAGCCGGGGCAGGGCAGGAGCGGCGTGGAGGGTTCGCCGTTATGCTCAACTGCCCGCCCCAGCCAGGGCGATACCTACTTGCAGTCGCAAGCGGCCTTGGCCTCACCAGCACACGATTTCGCACCAGCGCACGAACGCGCTTCGGCACGAGCCTCCCGAGCAGCACAACGAGCCGCACTGCGGCCAGCCACCCGCTCGGCTCGACGCTGTGCGAACGTCGTGCGTCCAGCGCAAGACGCCTCACCAGCACACGAAGCCTTTGCCTCCACTGGCTTGCACGCAGCACAATCCTGCGGTGGCGCACCAGCCAAAGCGGCGGCAGTCAAACCCGAAAACACAATCGCAAAAACGTATCGCATCCCTGCTCCTTTTCCTATCGACCAAAACGGCGGCAACAATACCACCGACCAGACTTCCCTTGAGCCACGCCGCTGTCAACGGTCTTCATTCCGCTGTTTGCGTAGCAAGTGTTATTGTACGCGGCTTGTGGCGACGAGCCGCTGCCGCATCCCTCATAGCCTTTGTTACCACCGAAGTGAGCAACCGTCTCCAGTTTAGCCATGCACTCTGCCACCCCCTGAGCGGTCGCATTACTGCAACCAGCAGGCACAGCACGGTAGCTGCTGCCACCACCACGCCTGCCGAAGACTCTGGCTTCGGCGTCGGTGGCCGCGAATCCAATCGCCAACGCCAGTGCAATTGCTGCAATCCTTTGCATCACTCCTCCTTTGGCAAATCCTTTGCGAGCAACTCAACGAGCAGTCGCTCACGCTCCCACAGTAGCCGCATCACATCTGCGGCCAAAGCTCCGCTGGTGCCAGTCCAGCCAGGTTGCCCTGCTGCTCTGGCCCTATGCGTCATCCTGGCAATGTCGTCGCTGGTGAGCGGCAACATCTTCGGGTCAATCGTTTGTTTCTTCATACAGCACAATCGCGAGCAGGCTATAAGCGGCCAGGTCGAGAAGCGTGTCTTTCACGCCCTCATGCACTAGTGTCCCAGTCTTGCAGTACGTTCGCAGCCGCTGCACCTTGTCGGCAATCCTGACCATGCAGCCACGCCACGGCTCAATGTCAACGAAGTCGGCACCCTGGCGAATGTTGGCAAGCGGGTCGCTTTCGCTTCCATAATCTGCGGATTTACTGCGGTGCAGTTGCGCCATCTCATTGAGCAACTGAAGGAAGCGACTGCTGGCGGGGTGCATTTCGTGCAACGGGTCTGGCTCGTCACTGCTTTCGTCTTCAGGGTCAGCCAATACGGGATGCTCATCGTCGGCCTGGCACGCCTTGTCCATCCCAAGCCGGTTCATCACAACGGCACGCAGTGCTTCGTTCTTCTCTTCCAGCGACATTGCCGCCGCTTCCCATTCGTAGGTATCCACAGTCACGAGCTTCGTACCTCCCCTTTCTTGCTGATTCGATAGTTGTCTACGTCAAAGCTGCCTGACTCGTCAACGGCAACTGTGGCGAACCCCCAATTCCACTTGTTGCAGCGAGCATACTCCGGCGTCAGGTCGCACAGGCACCCAGTTGACCAGCAGAAAGTCTCGCGGTGCCACATATCAGATTCCGCATGGCCGCTGGTTCTGTGGCCGTGTCCCTCTAGTACCGTGTGATGCAGTCGCAGGAATGCACCACGCGCCTGATTGACCGGACTGCTGATGCCTTTGCCTTTCTCGTGGCCGTGCAAGACTGGCAACTCTCCAACCATGATAGGCCGCTGGTCATCAACCAGCTCGATTTCATACTTCGCAAAGTCCAGCCATTGGTCAAGTCCCATTCGTGGGTCGTCGCTGATTTCTGGTGCGTGCTGCCAGAGCCAATGCGCCCAACGCTCTTCGTGGTTGCCTGCCTTGAAGATGAACGGGATGCCAGGAAACTCCTGCCGCAGCCACGCAAGCAGTTGCCGCACGGCGTCAAGCTCGCCACGGAAATCTCGCTTCTTTGGATTCTTAATCCATCGGCTGATGGTGTAGAAGTCGCAGGTGTCGCCATTGAGAATCAAGGCGTCGATGCCGACTTTCTTGAGATGTTGAACTGCCGCACCCAGTGCGAGTTCATTGTGGTACGGAACGTGGATGTCGGAAAGAATGCCAACGATGCCAGTTGTCTCAAGCACATACGGAAGCCACGGCTCTGCCTTGCTCTTTGGCATTTCGATGCCTTGGCCTGGCTTGCGAGCATCCCGCTTTGCGGCTGTATTCGACGACAACTTGCTTTTTTTGCCGCACTGGCCGCATTGAAAACGAATGCGGCTGCGTGCTTGCTCCAGCGTAATCGCCCCATTGGATTCAGCCACAAGCCTGCGAGCCAACGAGCGTGCTGGATGCGTTGGGTATTTGCGAATCAACTCACGAGCCATCTGCGTGACTTCATCACCTTTCATCGCGTTCCCCATCTAAGCGGTAGCCGAGTTTCCACAAGATAGACGCCAGCGTCGTCGCCACTTCTGCAACGTGGTCTTCAGACGCAAAGTGCTGGCAGGCGTGAAGTGCTTCGTGCAGTTCCGTATCCAGCCGGTCGATACCCTTGAGCGTCTTGCAAATGCTCACAGTTTTGTTGTCATAGTCGCACAGGCCGCACAACTTGCGCCTGCGCAAACTGCGATAGACCCACTGCCACTGAGTGCCAGCAATGCGAAACAAATAGCTAGGATGTTTCCTTGACACGCTGCGCCTCCTTGCGAGCGTTTGCGATGGCACGACGCACCAGCATCTTGGCTGGCATCGTCATAAACGGCAGGCCGCGTTTGGTGGCTTCTTCCTTGAGCCACTCCACGATGGTTTCAATGTTCTCTGCGCACCACTCAGCACCGCGAGCATCCATCGTCAGTGCTTTTGCGTTGCAAGAGCAGTTTGATGACGCCGTGATCCCAATCACTCTCAACAACTTCTTCAACTCAGTGCCAGCACCGCCAGTGCTGTCGTGCCGCTTCACCTTCCGCTCAACCCCGCAGACTGCCCGCACCTTGCCGCTGAACGTCGCACCGCAGACTTCGCAGCGATGATTTCCATCGTCCTCAATCAGCTTGCAATAACTCATGGAACTGGCTTCACGTTGACGGTCCCAGCTGTGCCTGCCGGCAAATCCCACGAACCAGTGAAGTTGCTGCACTGGCACAACTCGTTGACGCCATTAACCGGACAACGGGACGCAACCTTAGTCGGCGTAATCGCGTTCTTTTCTCGCGTGATTGTGATGTTGATAGGTCCGCTCACGCCGATATAGAGAATCACATGCCGGTCGCAGATGCTCGCTTCGGCATCCACATCGACGTTGACTTCCCACTCTGTTTCGTACGGGTCGGTCCAGTTGAACGTAATCGTCGGGAACGCTTCACGCACCGTCGAAAGACAGACGCTTGAGAAAACCCACGTTCCATTGACTTCGGCCTCTACCGCTGTCTTTAGGCTCGCGTAGTCTTCGCCTTCGTCGGTTATCTCAAACAGGTCAAGCGAATAGAACTCGATTTGCAAAGCACTGAAGTCAGTACCGGCGACGCAATCGTATGGCGGGTCTTCCGGTGTCTCGTAGCCGTTTTCGCATTCGGTCACCGAAGGTGGCGACGCCCCGATGCAGGTGCTTTCGCTGTTTCCCTCACTGATGCAGCAATCCAGTTGTGTTCCAGTGCATGAGCCAACCGTGACGGGGTTGCCGTCCGCATCGTTGCATGGGCTTGAGATAACGCAGCAAGGGCCAGGCGGCGGCGGTGGCGGGTCGCACTGGCATTTCAGCGTATACCGCCATGCCGTGCCGCCTGAGCCAACTACAGTGACTTCCACGGATGTTTCGCCAGCGGCTTTGGTGAAGCAGTATTTGCCTGTTCCAGAAACAGCACCACCAGTTGAGTAGACCGTTGACCCACCAACCTTGACCGTAAAATCATCGGGGATTGAATAAGCTTGGTACTCAAACTGGAGTTGCAACTCTTCGCTTGGAAACGTGTAGGAAGTGACTGTCGTGCCTGCTCCACCAGAAGCGGCTTCAATCTGACGGCACGGCGGCTCGCCGCAGCAGGCTTCGCACGGCAAGAACATCACTCACACTCCGCAGCAATCAGATACCAGGCTGTCCCTTCGCGTGCGATGGCAACTGCTCTACCAGTGCTTCCAGTCGCAAGGTCGGCAAAAAGGTTTGTAGCTGACGCGGTGTTTGGCGTCGTCGTCACGTTGATGAAGGTGACGGTCTTCGATGCGTGCTTCGCCCACGCGGATGAATCGTGCGTGCCGACACGAAATATGACTGGCGCAGCACCACCCGAACCACCGCCGCTTCTATTGAATACAAGCGGCGTTCCTTGCCTGTCGCCTTGCTCGACGGTCCTGACGACGTTGGCAATGCGTTGAGCATCGCGGCGATTGAACGCAACTCGCTGACCGCCGCTCTTGCCGTCTGGTTTGTTGGACGTTCCCACGCTGGTCAGTCCTCATAGATTGTCAGCACGAGCCGCGAGCCTTCTACGGCAGACTTGGCAGCGTAGTCGCCAGGTGCAAGACGAAGCACGGCGGCTTCGCCTGCCTTAAGCCTGACGGTTTCGTAGAGCGTCCCTGCATTCAGCCTGCCGAATGACACGGTATGCGTCGTCTCCGTCGCCAGCGAACGAGCGAAGCACAACCCAACGGCACCAAGGTTTGCGGTGCTGACTGCTGAAGTTGCCGTGCCTAGCTCAAGCGTTACGGCCACAACGCCAGCCGTTGCCATCGAAGCGGTGACGCCGCTGGCCGCGAATGATTGCGAAAGCGAGCCTTTTGATATCTGGCCGTTTATTGTGTATTGAGCGTCTGGCATGGGTCAGCCTCAGAATGGTGGAACGCCGAAGTAGGTGTTGAAATTGACAACAGGATTTAAACGTCTAGTCAGGATGTCAGGCGTGCCAGGGCCGCCAGGATATTTGAGAGTGCCGTCTGCGTTGAGCGGCTGCGGTGACGATGCGGCAATTTGGTTGCTTTCGTCATCGTAGACGTAGCACAACTTTTTCGCACTGCCATCGATGTAGTGCCAGCCGACATGCGGCAGGAGCATACGCCAGCCGCTTTGCCGATAGACAAGCTCGACGCTGACTTGCCAATAGTTTATCTCGATGCCGTTGACCACTTCCGTCGCCTGCTGCGCCGATATCCCAGCACACTTCCAAGTGTAGGCCGGGCCGCCAAGATACGCAGACTCATTGAGTGCGTTGGTGACTGCCGCCGCAGTGGCAAGCGGGAACGCGGCACGGTTGCCGGAGATGCTTGCACGCACTTCTGCTTCATCAAGCATCAAGCCTTCGAAGAAGTCGCCAGCCGCGTTGACAAGCGGCTGGATGTCACTGTTGCCAGTGCCGTTGTAATGCACCAACGCAGGCACCTGCGCACCGCCTGTGCTAAATGACCAAACGTCAGGCCGAGCAAGTGGGCTTGGCTCAAACTCTGGATTGCCGCCAAGTTCCGGCACAGCGTAGTTGTAGGAAACTGTCGCGTGCCACGGGTCAGGCGAGTTCTCGCTAATGCTACCTTCGACGCATCGAAGATACGAATACTCAGGATGGTACGCACCGTGGAAAATGCCGATGGCGTTCAGTATCTCTTGATGCGTCGTCGCCGGGTCATCGAGCGTGACGGCGTACTGTATTTGGCTCGTCGGTGCTTCGCCAAAGCGATGCTGGAACGTGCGGCCAACAAGTTCACGATAGGAAACAACAGCCATCACGCAGCTCCTGCAATCTCGACTGGCAATGCCTTCAACGCACGAAGGTCTTCACGCATTCGCTGCAATTCCTGCAACTGCTTGCGGGCTTCCGTCACGGCAGGGTCTTCTCGTCCCGTTGCAAGTGCGATGAACTGGTCGATGCCGCCTGAGCGAATATCTGCCGCCTGCAAGGCTTTTTGATTTACGGCAGAAAGTTTGTCGATTCGTTCAGCTTCATACGAAAGGGATGCTATGAGAAGATCATCTTGTTTTTTCAATAGAGCATCGTTGTACTTCTTTTGATCCTGCTCGGCTTGCTTGGCCGCAGCTTGTTCTTGTCTCTTCCTGTCTGCTTCCTGCGCTCGCTGTTGCCGCTCGTTTTCTCGCTGCTGCCTTTCTTGTTCGCGTGCCGCGCGTGCTTCTGGCGACTTACTATCCTCCCACGCTTGCCTGCCGCGTCCAACAGCAGACCCAAACATCCCAGGTTCTGCTGCATCCGGTGGCGCAGCGGAATCCTGTGAAATCCGTTGCCTATCCTGCTCGGCTTGCTGCCGCATTATTTGGGCGTAGTTATTGAGAAACTCAGCACCTGAGCTGGAAAAGTTTGCGACAAACTGCGCAAAGACTTCCGCTGCGGATGCAATGAAGTCATTTAGTGCGGAACGCAAGAAATAGAATGAGTCGCTAAGTCCAACAGCTACATCGGAAAAAAACTGCATTGTGCTCTGGAAAGCGGAAAAGGTGCTTTCGACGCTCATGCCCCAGTCATTTAGGTTAGCCACTGCATAATCAAGAAGGTCAGCAAGATACTCAGCACCATCAAAGAGTGCTGCCGTGATTGAGTCAGCGAGTGCAGTACCGCCGGTGCCTTCACCAAGTCCTTGGTATCCTTCAACAAATTGCAAAAACTCCTCTGCGATGGCAGTCACTGCCGGTGCCAAGTTGCCGACAACCTGGCCGATGATTCCTTGGAACGTCGCTTCCACCAAAGAAAGCGCGCCATTCATTTCCTGTATTGCAGAAACTTGGTCTTCTGAAAGCACAATACCAAGCCGCTCGGCTCGTTCAGCAAGTGCTTGAAACTCTTCGCCGCCATTCCGAAGCAACGGCAGCAAAGCAGTCAAGTCGCCAGAGATTGCTTCAAGGTAGAAAACCATTTCCGCTTGAGACAATCCGGCACGCTCTAGGCTGTCAACGTAAAGCTGTAATGCTTCCGGCCCAGATAGGTTGCGGAACTGTTCAGCAGTAACGCCAACAAGTGGAGCGATGTTCTCAAAGAAGTCGGCCATCGGGCCGCCGCCAGTTTGCAAGAAATCACCAACCCGGTCGTTCATGTCTTTGAAGATGTCGGCAAGTTTGTCTTGCTCAATGCCGACTGTCCTGGCAGCAACTGCCAAGGCTTGGAATCTTTCAACAGACGTATTCGACACGGCGGCAAGCCGCGTCAACTCGCCAACTGTTTCGCGCACCTTGTCGATGAATGAATTGATCGAAGACACGGCACTGGTGAACATCTTGCCGAGCTCGATAGCAACAAGGCCACGCATCGCTGACGTAGCACTGCGGGTCGACTTGGAGATATCGCTAAGAAGCTTTTCGGTCTTCGTCATGCCGCGAGAAAGCCCTGCCGTGTCGGCAGTGAACTTCACGGCAAGTCCTGGCCCTGCTGCCATCATTCACCCCTAAGTTGCCGCCGCAGTTCTTCCAATGCCGCTTGGTCTTGCAGATAGTGCTGCGGCGGCTTCTCGATTGGCACGAAGTCCGAAGCCTTTGGTGCATGACCCCTTTTGGCATACGGTGCAACAGTTGCGGCGGCAATGATTCCCGTCTGATGCCACGGGTCTGGTAGCGGCATGTAGAAGCGATGTACCGCCATCCATTCGCTCAATTCTTGGCTGTCCATCCTTGAGCATAGTTCTGCCACCGTCATGCCAAGAGTTGCGGCCAGCCTGAAAAGGAAAAGCCTGGCAGGCCGCAGGTTTAGTTTTTTGCGAGTTCCTCAACGTCATCATCGGAAAGCGCATTGTGTTTCATTGCCGCTTCCCAGACACGAATCGTGATGCGAGCCGACTTCTTCGCCAGCAGTTCGATTTCGTTTGCCTTGAAAAGCAACTCGCCTTTTTCGTCGCACAGCACACGCTGCAAAAACTTAGAGCGGAAATTCTCCACGCCTTTGCTCTTGTTGACCATCCAATCGTTTTCGTAGCTGTCACGCTCGCCAACCGTCATCACCCGCACGAAAACGCTGCCACCCCACTCAGGCACCTGCACTTCCAGCAGTCCCATGTCGTCAGCAGCAAGAATCTGTTCCTTCGTCAGTGCCATGTCAGGAGTCCGAAATCTTTAGGGTCACGGCAAACCGCGTCACGCCATTGCGTTCGAATGTTACGTTCACCGTCTCCCAAACAGCATACGTTGACAGTCCAGCCCCACCACCAGAAATGACGAACGCGGCTCGCTGGCCGAAGTTGGAAATGTTCGTGTTGGCAGTTCCAAGGCAGGCAACCGTTACGCTGCCTTGCTCTGAAGTCCAAGCGGTGCTGCGTCCTTGCCTGCCGCCGCCATAACTCCACGACAACTCCTGCACCTCTTCAAAAAAGGTGCCGTTCCAACTTACGGAAACGTCAGTTGAATAGGTTGCCACGAATCACCTCACGCGGTGACTCGCACCGTAGCATTTCCACGCACAACGTCATTCATCGCAAGCGTCACGCTAGAGCTGACAATCGTTGCCGTCGCTCCAGTGATGAACGAGCCGACTGTAAATGAGCCACTTGAACCACCAGCAAGCTGACTGGTTCCGATGTAGTCGAAGGAAACTTCGCGGCCAGTCTCGCCAGTCGCGGAACCCTTGAGCGGCCTTGCTTGCGTCAACATCGTCTCGCCGGTTGTCTGGCCGAGATGGCTGATGTCGATTCGGTCGGTTTCGCCAGAAACGTCCGAGTAGTTGATTGTCACGTTAGTGACGGTGTAGGTGCTTCCAGCAAAAACCACAAAGGTCTTTACTGGCCCATCATGCGGCGTGGTTGCCATCTGCTAAGTCTCCTGCCACCAGATATCGTAGGTTTGCGTCACTGCATAAACGCCAGGAAGCTCAGAGCCGTCGAGCGTGATGACTTCATCGCTTTCGCTTTCCAGGCTCGTCTGCTTCACCGTTGTATTGTCGAAACTGCCGCCGAACCCATCCAGAACACGGCGCACTTCGTCAGCTATTTGGCGAGATTCCAGCCGCGTTGTCGCGTAGATTGTGAATTCAACCGACACTCGCGGAACCCCCATTGGAAACGCAAGCGTCTGTTCCCGGCTGATATCTGCTCGCCTGTAGTTGATGAATGGCAGGCTGTCTTCAGAGCCAGCCAAATCGTAGAGCACTCGGTGGCCGATGTGCTGCGTCACGGCGGCATCGCTTATCAGCGCATTCCGAAGCACGCTTTCTGGAGTCTTTAGCATGGTTATTTGTTCTTTGGCGGGAACTTGATTTCTAGGAAGCGTGCGGCACGCTCAACAATGTCACCCATTTCCTGCTGGAGTATTGAGCGAATCACGCTGGTATTCTGCTCATAGGTTTTACGCAGAACATCGTTTGGATAAATGCGTCCCAGGTTCACCTTTTCGCCTTTGGCGGCTTTTTTGAAAAATGCCTTTGGCGATGCTGGCGTGGTGCGAACCCGTGCAGAGCCGCCGAACTTTCCACGCTTGGCTTTCTTCTTGATGGTGAATGGTCCGCGACTGTTGAAACTTGATGCGATTCCCGCTTTCTTTGTGCGGCGATTCTTGGTTCCGAAAATCAGCAGGCCAGCGTGGTATGCGCGGTCTTTGCCTTTTTGGACGGTGCCGCCTGTTGGAGTTTTCTTTCCTGTGCCTGCCTTGGTGTAGCCGACAATCCCAACGGCGTTTCCGGTCTTTGGGTATCGCCGCACAACGCTGGCAATAGACCGGCGAAGGTTGCCACTGACGTTCTTGAATGCCGACTTCGTGTTCTGCTTTAAGGCACGAGCAACTGGCTTGGTCGCCTTATTGATTGCCGCACCAAGAAACTTGGCTCGGATGTTAGGTGCAAACTTCGCAGCCAGTTCGCGCTTGATAGCGGCAAGCTCAGGGAAATCGACTTTTGTTCCTTGAGCGTAGCGTGCCATCACTCAGCCTCTTCGCAGACGGCCACATGCTCAGAGCGGTTTCCATATTCCAGAAGGCTGACAATCTGCAAAATGCGGCTTCGCCAGACGAAGCGGTCGGTGTGCTTTAGCCCGTCGATGTAGCGAAACCGCACCCGATGCGTCACCTTGACTTCCTGCTGTCCATCGGCCAAGGCTTCGCTAGAGCTGACGCCGTTGATTGCGGCCCAGACCGTCGTCAAGTCAGACCACGCAAGCGTAGTTTCCCCGATGCTGTTGGTGCTGCTCGTTGGCCGCTGCACCGTCACCCGCTCACGCATTTCGCCTGGCCGAATCATCGGTAGCTTCCCCACTTCTGTGAGTCGAGAAGAGCCTTGACGCCGAACTCTATTTCCTTGGAAATGCTGCCTGTCAGCACTGCGAGCCGCTGCTCATACATATGGCCCACAAGCATCAGAATCGCGTGCCGTATTGCCGCAGGGACGTTTGAGCCTTCGGCACCGTAACCGGCCCACCATGTCACCGCGACGGCATTCGGGTCGCTCAAGTGGCTTGGCCAGGTGCCGCCGTAAACGGTGCGAATGCGGCCTGGCGTGTCTTCACGGTCAACCCGGTACGTTGATGCACTCAGCGTCGTGGTGGTTGGCGTGGCCGTCCCTGAGCCGCCAGGGTCCAGCGTGTAGGTGATTGTCGTCGCCGTGAGCGTCCCGCTCGACGCCATCGGTGGCCGTGGCAATTCAAACTCATACGGGAAGGAATCCAGCCGCATGGTGAGCTGCTGCGAAACCAAGGCACGGTCGATGTACTCTTCAACCCATTGGCGTGCCGCCGTAATCAAAGCACCGATATAGGTGTCGTCGTCGCTGATATCGACGCGCAGATGCTGCTTGGCTTCTGCCAGCGTCACCGGCTCAACCGCAGGCTGCGTTGCCACTGTCAGGCTTCGGTACTTCATTCCGTGACTCGCTTTCTGCGGTACTGCCTAACGTCTGCCGTTCTGGTTTCCCGCTCGACGCTCGCCGTTTCCAACAAGCTTCCCTGCCGCTCAGGCTCGACAATGCCACGGGCAATCAAGACATTCGCTTCGCCGTCGCCAAGTTCCACCACGTTGCCTTTGCGGTAGGTGCGGAAACTCTTGGTAAATCTGACACGCATTATCCCCCTACCTTCCAGACGCCTTCCGGCGGCTTGTTGTGAGTCACGAAATCCGTTGCGTGCTGATGCACCGGTTTGCCTAAGTTCTCCCCCGGCCAAGTCACCATGTATTCGCCGTGGCCCAAGATGACCCGTGGCGTCACATACAGCCGGTTCCCTGCCTTCTTGAACTGACGCCAGAAGAAAATATCGTCGTCAATTCTGCCGTCTCCCCACTCGCCGGCGTCATTCGGCACGCCTTGAAACCACGGCTTTGGCGTTCGCTTGAGTGCCGCCGTGCTGATGACGGTGCAGCCAAAGTGCGCCGTGTCAACTTCCTGCACAGGTGCTGCGAACCATTCGCGTGGCACCTGAGTTGATCCACCTTCTGGCGGGGCGTCCAGCATTCCTTTCATCGTGAGCATCGGCCTGCCGTCTTCGCGTTTCGTCTGCAAGCCAGTCACGGCGTCACATTGAAACGTCATGGCAAGCGTCATCAGATGTTCTACGTCGGCCTTGGTAAAAAACGTGTCGTAGTCAATCGTCAGGATGTACTCGCAATCATCCACGAACTGCTCAAAGACCCTCTGC